ACCAACACCAACACCAACACCAGCTTGTACAGTCGGAGCATCTTGCGGAAGCGGATACATATGTTACCCAGAAGGATTCTATACTAACTATACATATGATGCAAATTGTAATTGTGTTCTAGAAAATGGATTCTGTTAATATGAATAAATTAGAAATTGCTCCAGGAATAATTGTATATGATGATGTTATTCCAGACAGCCAAAATTTGCATACTGATATTGAAGAAGCTCTTGATATGTTAAGTCTGGATTGGAGCCCAGCATTAGTATTAACAGAAAGTCAAGATTATATAAATACTGATTCAAGAGATACCAGCACTTTTGGTATTTCATATTTTGGTAAAATAGAAAATATTTCTGGAGATGGAATTTCTCATTTACAAAAAACTTTAAATAATTTATTTTTTGAAAATTTTAATCCACTAGAAGAAGACTATAAGCAATATTTTGGTATTGAGACAGTTTCACACGATTCTTATGGAATCTTAAAATATGGAGTAGGTCAAAAATTTGGAAACCATATTGATGATCATAATAAATATCATAGAAGAGTTTCAACTATTTATTATTTAAATGACGATTATACTGGTGGAGAAATTAACTTTCCACGATTTAATATTACTTTTAAGCCAAAGGCTAATCAGATGATAATCTTTCCTTCAACATATGTCTATAATCATTCAGTTTCACCAGTCACAAGCGGAACTAGATATGCAGTAGTCTCATGGATGAAATAATTTTTGTAAGCATAGCAAGTTATAGAGATCCTGATCTTATAAATACAGTTAAAAGTTGTTACGAAAATGCAAAAAATAAACATTTATTATATTTTTCAATATTTTCTCAAGCAGAAGATAATGAACATGTAAACTTATCTTTTATACCAGAAAATCAAATTAGATATATAAGAACCCATTGGTCAGAAAGCAAAGGTGCATGTTGGGCAAGGTCAATTTCTACTGATAATCTTATAGGAAAATATTTTTTACAAATAGACTCACACTCTAGGTTTAAGAATAATTGGGATGAATTAATTATTAATAACTATATAGATGCTCAAAAATTTTGGGGAAACAAAATAATCATTACTTCATATCCAGATCCATTTGAGTTAAATGAAGATGGTACAGATAGTCTTATTGAATATCATTCATTAAAAAAACTTAAAGCTTTTTGGCATGAAGAGTCTAAGATGATTCAGTCTAGTCCAAATTGGGAAGATGTTGTTGATATTGTAAATGGAGATGAAATATTTTTTCTATCTGCAAACTGTTATTTTTCTTTAATAGATATTGTAAAAGAAATACCTTATGATGAATTATTATATTTTACTGGAGAAGAACCATCTTTAGCATTAAGAGCCTATACAAGAGGAGTAAGGCTAATTTCTCCAGTTGTAAAGTTTATGTATACAAATTATAATAGACCAAACTCTAATAGAAAATTACATTGGGAAGACCACAGTGAGTGGTGGAAATTAAATCAAGATTCCTATAAAAGATTATCTTTAATTATGACAGGCGATCAATCTTTAGGTGAATATGGAATAAAATCCCCACTACTCTTTGAACAATATCAAAAAATAGTGGGGATTAACTTATTAGAAAAAGATTATATTGTTTAATTTTTTGGAAATTTACTCATCCAAGCCCTAGTCTTTGGCGTAATACCTTTCCAAGAAGACCAGTCATTTCCCCCGTTGGACATATAGTATGCAATCTCCGCATTTTTTACGGGATTGAATAACTCAGCATTTGTATCTAGATCAAACTTATCTCTACGATCAGGACCTAGATTATCGATCATATTAATTTGAAACATCCCATAAGAGGAGTCTCCAGTCTTATGATTACCATTGTATGCCAATGGACGACCATTAGATTCTTTTTTAGCAATAGCCCAAGCTACTACTAAATCCTTGCCCTCAAATCCTACAAGAGAAAGGAGTTGTTTTAGTTCTTTATCTGTTAAGTGTGTTCTATTTTCAAATTTAGCTAACATTTTTTCCTTAGAAATAACAAATGCCTCCTTGTCGGAGGCAGGAGCTTCTACAGACTTATTTATTAGTAAATTATTTTCGGTACTTGATGCATTAGCAGCATTACTAAAAGGTGCAATAACACCAACTAATGCTAGGATTCCAATCCAAGCTTGCTTGTCTCTTCTCATAATAATAACCTCCTAGAGAACAAATGCTACCTGTTGGTAGCATGTATTAAGTATAACATAAAAATGACCTCAAAAGCAAACTTTAGGTAACATTTTTATAACTTTTCAATAACTTTCTTAGGAAGTGGTATAATAATAAGATTATGGCTGAAACTTTAATTTATGATTTTCCTTATCCCCTTGCAAGCGACCCAGTTGATATTGTGGGAGATATTCAATCGTTGGCTGAGCGTATGGAAGCGGTACTTTTTGCAACAGAGTCAAATATAACAATTGAAGTTACAAATAGTTCAGGGGCATCAATATCAAAAGGAGATCCAGTATATTTAACTGGATATGGAACTAAGCCACAAGTAACTAAATTAACTAACACTATGAATTATCCTGTGTTAGGTTTGGCTAAAGAGACTTTTGCTACAGCAACTGATGGCGTAGTTGTTATTTCTGGTATTTTTAGTAATGTTAATACTTCTTCCTATACCGCTGGAGATATTCTTTACACTGGAACTTCTGGGGGATTAACAGCAACTCAACCAACTACTGGAGGAACAGCAGTAGGAGTAGTAGCAAAATCACACGCAACTACTGGTGTTATAATTGTTGGTAAACCAACAGGTAATGGAACTTGGGCAGCATTGAAAGCAGGGTTAGCATAATGGTAAATTATAGAAATAAAGATGAAAGTAGCTTAACTTCAGTAAAAGCACCAACAACATATAATGTTGGAAACAAACCTCCATTAGTTAATTGGACAATTGTTACTGGAGACAGTGCAGCATTTAGAATTTATGTACAAGATGATTTAGGTGATGCAATTAATATTGCAGATTGGACAATCAAATCACAGTTTAGAAGATACTCTGATAATGTTGGAGACGATCTTCTTTTTACATTAACTCCTACCGCAATGGGCTTAGATGATGACGGAGAATTTACAGTATTCTTAACACCAGCTCAATCAAAGCAATTATTAACTGGAGATGTTTTTGATGTACAGTTATCTGATGCTACCAGAGTTTGGACGGTATGCCAAGGAGAAATGACTATGATTGGCGAAGTTACAGATCAAGAGTCATAACAAATGGCTAAAGCAACTATTTCCGATTTTAAACCATTATCCAAATTAGAAGATATAAAACCTTATAAACAAAAACTATCTAACAAGTCAACTGGAACACTTAAAAAAGTTTCTAATATTTCTTCTAAGTCTTCTATTGTATTAGACATTAAACCAAAATCTTCAAATATTAAAACAGTAGATTATCCCAAAAAAGTAAAACCAGAAGACATTCTTCCATTCAAAATAAAGATTACAAACCTAGGAATAGATGGGGTAAACCCATTAGCTCCACCTGGAATTGGTGTTCAAATTATTGGTTTTTCTAACTATATTATCTAATATAAATGTGATATAATCAGCATATGGCTAAAATATCAATTGCAAGTGTAAAGGCTTTATTCCAAACTGGAGATCGTCCAAGTCAAACAAATTACGAAGACTTGATTGACAGTGCTTCTGCTCGTTCTACTGACCTTGGTTCAGATGGCAACAATGAGTCTACAATTAATGGTATTGAAAATACTACAATCTTTGATAACTTTTTAGCAAGCGAGTGGAGATCAGTAAAATACATGATCTCAATTAAAAAGACTTCTGGCGGTGCAAATAAATATTGGGCCACAGAATTAACCATAGTCCCTGATGCTACAGATGTAAACGTCAGTGAGTATGGGACAGTAGATAATGATGGGAATATTGGCACCATCTCCGTATCTAGAGCAGGCGATACAGTTTCACTTTCTGTAGTACCTGTGGGTGGACAAACCCCGATAACCTTACGCTACTTGCGTATTGGGTTAAAGGCCTAATTAAGGAGATAAAATGGCAACAGTAACAAAAGACTTTAGAGTAAAGGCGGGACTGGTAGTTGAGGGATCAACTGCGACCGTTAATGGAAAAAATATTATCACAGCAGGTGTCGTTGATGCTAAGGGTGATTTAATTGTAGGTAGTGCAGATGATGCAGTAGCTCGTTTAGGTGTTGGCACAAATGGTCAAGTACTTACAGCAGCATCAGGTGCAACATATGGTGTTGAGTGGGCAGCCCCAGCAGCAGTTGGTGTCTTTGCTTCTTCAATTTCATTTGAAGGTTCTACAGCAGATGATTATGAAACAACTGTTGCAGTAACTGATCCAACAGCAGACCGTACGATCACATTCCCAGATGCAACTGGTACAGTAGCGCTTACTTCAGATGTTACAACACACGCAAACCTTACAGAAGCACACGGTGCAACTGGTGCGGTAGTTGGAACAACTAATACACAGACACTTACCAACAAGACATTAACATCACCAAAGATTAATGAAGATGTTGTTATGTCAGCAAGCTCTACAGAGCTTAACATTCTTGATGGTGCAACACTTTCAACTACAGAACTTAATTATGTAGATGGTGTAACTTCAGCAATTCAGACTCAGTTAAATAACAAGGCTGCTTCTTCAGATCTTACAACTCACACAGGAGCAACAGAAGCACACGGTGCTACTGGCGCAGTAGTTGGAACAACAAACACTCAGACTCTTACAAATAAGACTCTTACAAGTCCAACACTTACAACACCAGCACTTGGTGTGGCTACTGCTACATCTATCAATGGAACAACCATTCCAGAGACAAAGACACTTGTTGTAACAACAGATAAGTTAAACGTACTTGCATCAACATCTTCTTCGGAGCTTGCTGGAATCATCTCTGATGAAACTGGTACTGGAGCACTTGTTTTTGCTAATACCCCAACACTTGTAACACCAAACATTGGTGCAGCAACTGGTACATCTTTGGTTCTTTCAGGGGACCTAACAGTTAACGGTACAACAACTACAATTAACTCAACAGAAATCACAATTGATGATAAGAACATTGTTCTTGGCTCAGTAGCAACACCAACAGATGCAGGTGCTGACGGTGGTGGTCTTACTCTTAAGGGTGCCACAGACAAGACTTTCTCATGGGTAGATGCTACTGATGCATGGACCTCATCTGAACACATTAACCTTGCTTCTGGTAAGGCATTCTACCTAAACGGTACACTAGAAACAGCTGCAGCACAAACTCTTACAAATAAGACAATTGATGGTGCAAGCAATACACTTACAGTACGAATTGCAAATGATGTTTCTGGTCTTGGAACTGGCGTAGCCACATTCCTTGCTACACCATCTTCTGCAAACCTTGCAGCAGCATTAACTGATGAAGCAGGTTCTGGAACAGTAGCATTTACTACTAGCCCAACTTTTGTTACACCAACTCTTGGTGCTGCAGCAGCAACAAGCATTGCTCTACCAGATGCCCTTGTTGGATCTGCAACAGCAACTGCTGGAACTTCAGCAACAACTATTGACACATTCTCAGCAACAACATATACAGCTGCTAAATATATCGTACAAATGAAAAAAGGTACTGATATTGAAGTAATTGAAATGCTTGTAGCAGTAGATGGAGCAAATAACGTTTATGTAACAGAGTACGCTGATGTAATCAGCAATGCTCAACTAGGAACAACAGATG